GGTCGGCACGGATTCCGACGAAACTTCGTTCGCGGCATGCGCCACCGGCACCAAAGGCGAAGATTGCTCTCCTGCAAGATGCTCAGCATAAATCTGCGGAGTCGATTGCTCGCCGACGAGGTGCTCGCCCGAGACGATCGGCGACGACACTTCGTTCGCTCTGTGTGCTGCCGGGACTAGCGGCGAAGACTGCTCTCCTGCGCCGTGGGCGACTGGATCGGTTTGGCTCGTTTGCTCGGCGACCAAGTGCTCGGCGTAGGTTTGCGGGGTGCTCTGGACTGCGGCGCCGTGCGCGACCGGAATCGGTTTGCCAGCGACCTGGCTCGCGTTGCTGACCACGAAGGGCCAGTCTGACGTCAGCGCGAAAGAACCAAGGTTGACCCAAGTTTTGCTCGCCTGGACCGGATAAAACATGTCCCAGGGATGCTGGTACAGATCCTGAGCATCATTGTCGCTTAATAGATAGCCCTGATAGAACCGCGCGAGATGAAGATTGATTGTTGGTGTTGCGAAGTTCCCGCTCGTATCTGCGCAGAGAAAGAAAACATTTGTCTTCGTCGGGTTACTCATTAACTGTGACTGGTCGTAAATCTTTACGCCGTTCAGATAAATCTTAGTTCCGATGTTCCCTTGCTTAGACAGAACGATGTGTGACGTCACGCCCGCATTCAGCAGTCCAGAGCCGATCTGAATGATAAAGGGAGAGCCAGTGTCCCACGGAACCCAATTCAAGTCCGTCAGGCTTGAGGCTACTTCGTAGTCGTAGCCGCCGTCAGCTGCATTGCCACCAAAGTCGAACAGACGATCGAATTGTGCAGCACCAGCACCGGTAGCCGTAAATAGAAATTCAGAACTGAATGCAAGATTGCCAATGCCGGGACTGCCCCAATCAACTGATGCCGGATAATAAAATCCGCTTGTCCCGTTGGCAGCGATGATGCCTTTTCCGGGTCTGTTTATGTTGATGTTGGGGCGAGTGCCGGCGATGCTGGCAGCCGTCCCAGAAATCATTTCTATAAGGCCGTTGCCGTAGTGGGCGCTGACGGCGCGCGTCACGCGCTGACCGAGCCTGTGGCTTCTGTTTATGGCAGCTGGGAACTGCGGCTGAATCGCGTTTCTGACCGGAAGTATCAGCGGCATTTATCATGCCACCGTCGCACTGATTTCTGCTGTCTCCACCGTTCCAGTTGTGAGCGCAACACCAAGGTCGTTCTTCAGCACCAGTTTGAAGTGAGCCGGGATATAACCGAGAACCTGCAAGATGCTGAACGTGGCAATTTCCGTCACGCTGGATGACGCAAGTGGGATGACGCCAACAAATTTTAGGTTCGGCTCGTCGGTCGTGCTCGTGCCACTGGTCGGACCCGAGCGATAATTTGTCCCGTCCAAACTTTCCTGAAGAAATAGGACGACTTGCTTGTTTCCAGACGGCGTATTGGTCGTCGCGACGTCGACCTCGATGATGACATCGAGCGGCTGGTTGGTCGTGCAATTATAGTCAGCTGACTGGACATAGGTCGCGCTCGCAAGCGTGCTGAGCCCCGTGACCGTTAAGGCAGTTCGTGTCCCAACAATCTGTTTGACGGTTGCCATTTAGGCCACGCTCACGGGGTTCCAAGCGCTCGACGTGTCCATGAATGTGCCGTAGTGCACCCACGGATTTGCCGCGTTTATTTCCGCCTGAAACGCCGTCCACACTGCCTGAAGGCGCGCTTCCCCGGCTGCGATCGTGTCGCCCGGAGCCATCGTCGCTATGTCCACGCGCTCCGTCACTGACCCATTTTGTAGAGCTGTGTTGTCGGCGGCAGCAGCATCTTTCCATGCCGAAACCATGCTCGTCTGCTTCGCGGCGTAGAATGGCTGTCGCGCTGCAGGAACGTCAGCCCACATGAGATAACGATAGGTGATCGGAGCGGCGTTCAACTGTTCTAGAATGATGATGCGTTTCGTGATCGCCATTTTCAGCCACCTTCATTTGCGCGCTGGGAGAGTTGAACGAACTTCGTGTCGCTTTGGGGATTGAACGTGCTGGAGACCGCAAGGACCACTGTCTTGGACGAAGTCGAGAGTGCTGGCACTGGCGTCAGCACCACCGTTTGGGCTGAAAACGCCGTCGCCATTCTAAACCCCTGTGAGTGTGTCGACCGTTGTGCCCGCCCTGTCTGGCGAACCAGGCAGATAGGCAACAACATAATAGTTTTTCGAGCGGTCCGGCACCAGGCAGCTATAGGTGCCGTCGCTGTTCGAGGTCGTTGTGCCAACCGGCAAGTTGGTCAGCGTATCGAAGACGAAGACGTTGGCGCCAGCGATCGCGGCTCCGCTCAGATCGACCACGCTGCCGCTGATGAAGGGCGGCAACACATAATCCGGGTACGACGCGGTGAATTTTACGCTGACTCCCGCCGGCCCGATCATTAGTTGAGCGATCGCCAGATATGCCAGCGCGGAATCACGGAAGGCGCGACCGAGAAGGTAATGCCAATCCAAAGGCCCGATGCGATGGACGTGTCAACCGATGTGTTCGCCGTGCCGCCGCAAGTAACGACCGTCGACGAGGCGGCCGTCGCAACAGCGCCGTTCGAGACCCAGTATCCCGCTCCGAAGGCCAGCGAGTTCGCACCGGGAAGCTGGACCTGCCGAAATGTCAGCCAATAGCGGAAGATGAAGGCTGGCGTCGTGATCGACGGGACATAGTTTTGCGTGGGCGACGCGCCGAGCGAAGTGCCGCCAATGACAAGGCCGTATCGCGGCTGGATGATAAGCGTGCCGGCCGTGCCGGTGGTGGCTGTGCCGCCGACCGTCAGCTCGTAAACCTTGCCGGCGCGCGGCTCCATCGCGTTGATCGGAGTCAGCACGGTCGGAATGAGCACGGTCTCGGACGTCGCGGTGATCGTCGTGTAGTCGACGCCCAGCGGCTCGGTCAGCGTGTCGGCAAAGTACTGCCTGCTCATCGGTCGACTCCAAGGCTGAGGATGCGCTCGATACGCTCCGGGGTGCCGGGAACGTCGGGATAGCGTTCAACGTGTGTCCTGCGGCCGCCGCTCAGCATGTAGGAATCAATCAGCTGCTGCTTCGCACGTCCGAAAAGATCGTCGAACAGCTTCTCGGCCTGCTGGCGCGTCGTCGCTTCCTGCTTGATCGCATTTACGGCGACTGAGACACCGGCGCACCAAACCTCTTCGCAAGTATGGCCGTGGTTCGCACGCTCGTAAGCGCGGTGCAGATCGTTGAAGCCCAGACTGGTCGTGAGGCCGTTCGGCATGTCTTAAACGCTGTTGCCAGCGCCTCGCAGAGTGAAGGAGGTTTTCGCCGGCGCAGTGCCAGCAGGGATCACGTATTGCAGCCACAAGCCCTCGGCGCCCGCCGCGTTCGGCGCGTTGCCGGACGGAAGATTCTGCGGTGATGGGACATTCTGGCTCTGTGGCGCTGCGCCGGACGTGAAGGTGATCGCCGAGGAGTCGCCATTCGCTGGCAAGGTCTGCCGATTGGCTGCCGTGGCCGTGTCGTTCAGCGCCTTGCAAACGCCGAAGTTCAGCGTGCCGCCAGTCGGATCGGACTGCTTCGAGATGACCGCCTGCGTGAGCGCCGTAGCCGTGTTGTTGTTGACGCAGAAAACCTTCTCGTAAAACGTGCGCGAGGAGCCGCCCGGGACGTCGGCCGCGATGTTGTAGAAGACGCGGCGGATCGTCGTGACCTGGTTTGGCGACAGATCGAACAGCATGCCCTCGTGAACGTCGTAGGTCGACGCCGACGTTGGCGCCGTTCCCCAGTCGCGGTTGACATAGGCGAAGTCGCCGCTGATGCGAACGATGCGGCGCAGCTGGAAATTCACGCCGGCTGGCGAGTTGTTCGTGATGCGGATGATCTGGCCGACGGCGACCGACGCGCCATCAGCCGCTGCAAGCTGGATAAACGGCTCAACTTGGCCCGATGTGTTGCCGCCGGACTGAGCGGTGTGCGCCGAAATGATCTTGGTATGGCTGATGGCTGCAATATCGCCGACCGCTGTTGTTCCAGTCGCAACACCCTTCATGAGGCGCTCGAAGGTCTGCGAGCCGTTGACCAGGGTGGTGCCGTTCAGCGTCTTGGCCTCAGCCTGGCTGACGCCGGTCGCATCCAAGCCGGTCACTGTGAGGACGGCCGCGGTGTCGGAGGCGCTGGACGAGACGTAGTCCATGAGGCCGTTCGGGCTGATGTCGCTGAAGAACACCAGCGTCGACATGGTGACGGCGCCGCCGACCGTGGACGATTCGTCCTCCGGCATGTTCGCCGAGCCGTAGAAGTAAATCTGGTTTTGCGAAACAGTCACCGCCAGCCTCCTAGACCAAGGTGTATGTCAGAGCGCCGCCCACGGCAACGCTTGAGCTGAGAAGCAGATCGAGTTGTTCGCCGACATTGGTATCGAACCAGCCATATTCATTGAAGGCGAGTGGCGCATTGGTGTTGGCGGCACAGTAGATCGGACCGGAAATGTCCACCGAGACGGGCGGGCTGACTGGCGTCGTCGATTGAAACCGCGCGTTGACCGATCCATTCGACGACAAAAACAGGGCGAGCACGCGGATCTTCTTGCCCGCAACGGCGGAGACGATCGGACGGCTCACGCCCGATTCAATGATCGCACGGAAGACACCGCCTGGAATCGCAACCATTCAACTGCTCCCTAGCGAAAACGGCGCCGACGCCTTCGCGCCAGCGCCGCCCGGGGTTCACCCGTCCTCATGCAACTTACGCTGTCGACATCTCCACCCAAGTCGGGCTGAGTTTTGTGTTCGTATTGCGATACCAGTTGCCGGTGTCGGCGCGGATCGCGACCGAGCCAATCCCGGCCCAGCCAGCGCCATCGCCGGACGTGCCGTTCGTGAGCGCGCCTGGCACCGAGAAAATCCAGATGCTGTTCGCGGGGTCGATCAAGTGACCGTCGCTCGCGATGGCACCCTTCGAACTGTAGTTGACGGGCGGCTGTTGCGTGCGCGCCATGCTGGCTTACTCCTGTTCGGTCTGCACCGCGGGGGCTTTGCGCGAACGCTTCACCTTCCGCTTTGCCGGCTTGCGCCCGCCCATCGCCAACAGGCGATCCAGCTTGGCCTCGACGTTGTCCATGCGCTCGCACAAGGCGACAAGCACGGGATCGTGACCGCCATCCTCGCCAGTCATGCGCCCATCGTCGCCGATCAAGGTCACGTGTCCTTGCGAGACCAGAGCGCGGCGCGGCGCTTCTTCGAACGCCATCCACTCCTCTGTCGTGATGACATCGCCAGGCTTGCGGACCTTGCCGCCGAAAGGCATGTGCGTGTTCACTCGCGCCTGCATCACTCTCTCCGTTCTGACGCCGTGGGGTTTACGAGACCACCGCGCTGAAGAAATAGCCGAGGTCTTTGCCTGTGACCTTCATGTCGAAGGCGAACTGGCCGCGGACCACGTCTTCCTTGGTCTTCTGATCGTAGTAGCTGTCGATGGCGATGCCGGCCGCGTTGACGGCGGTCAGGTTCGTCCAGGCGAAGATGGCGCCAGCGCATGGCTCCATGATCGAGGGCGAGCCATCGGCGTAGATCAGAAGCGCATTGTTGCCCGCGATGAACGCATAGGCGCCGGTGGCGCCCTCCTCGTTCGTCGCATAGGACGCCTTGGCGATCACGTAGTCTTCGAGTTCGAAGGCCTTCGCGATCATGTCTTCCGTGATCGATGCCGAGGACGTGTATTTGTACATATCCTTGATCAGCGGATGGCGCTTCAGCGCGTTGTGGACCTTGTAGCCGACGATGAGCTTGTTGGGCTCACGTCCGGTGTTCTGCAGAACGGTCGTGCGGCCGGTATCGATGTCCTTCTGCGGATCCGACGCGTAGTCGTCCCAAAGCACGCCCGGAGTGATGTCGGTGCCCCAGATGCCGCTCGTGAAAAACTTGGTGGCGAACAGGCGCTCGCCGCGGATCAGCATGCGCTGCGTGACGAGGCGGGTGGCCGCTTCGTCGAGCCGGATGCTGGGATCGCTGTTCTTGACCACGAGGTCGGACAGCGGGACTTCCGTCCACCACGCCGTCGCATCGTAGCTGTCGGTCGACAGCGTGAAGCCGGAACGCGGCGCTGCTTCGCCAGGCGCGCGAGGCTTAACGGCGTCGTCGCGATTGAAGTCGTTCTTGTTGAAGATGAAAAACTTGTTCGTCATGTGCTCGACAGGCTTGATCGGGAACGCCTGACGCCAGACGAAGTTTTTGTCGTCCTGGAAGTACGCGACGGAAAAGTCAGTGAGTGCCGCGTCTATATGGACGTCTTGCGGGGTAGGCTGCATCTCTGCGCTCCTTCAAGGGCCGGGCCGCTTCACAGCGGTCCTTACTGCCTTCTGCCGGTTTGGGGTGTTGCGTGCCCCAAGCCGACTACCATCCGAGGGAATGCCGCGCATCACTGCGGGGCTGCAACCCCTTAAACGCGATACTTGCGATCCAGCAGCACTGTGCCGATGTCGCCGTTGGTGACGTCTTCCATCATCACGCCGTACACGAACGCGCCGAAATTGGCACCGGTCGCGGTTGGCGTGATCTTGACTGCCTGACCGGTCGAGTCCGAACCGACCTCGTCGCCCGCCTTCAGGCTGCCAGAGCCGACCTTGACCTTCGACACGCCGATCGCGCGAACCTGGAGCGCGTCGCCCGACTTCGAATTGCCTTGGCTGATGCCGACTGCGTTGTCGTCATGGCCATTGCACACCACAACGGTGTCGCTGGCGCTCAACTTCACGAACAGAAACTGGCCTGTGCCGTTCGGACCTGCGAGGCCGCCCGATGCGGAGAAATCCTGTCCAGCGACGATCGCCGGAAGATCAAGAACGGGACGTTCCCATGCCATGGGATAACTCCTTCTTTGGGCTGCCTACGCCATCCGGCGTTGGCCTACGAACTTCTGAAGGCGACTCAGGCGGCCTTGCGGGCCTGCTTCGATTCTTCCTCTTCACGCTTGCGCAGTTCGGGGTTCGAACGGCGGACCATGACGCGGGCGGACGTCTCGTTGAGCTTGCCCGAAGTATCCTTGGCCACGAGGTCGGCGGCCATCTTGTTGATCTGCTCGGTCGCGCTGCCGGTTGCGCCGGCGCCGCCACGGCCGTGTTCCTTGAACACGTCGCTCTGCTTGACCAGAAGATTGGCGCCCTTGAGCACGGTGGCGACGCGATCTGCGACCGCGGCACCCTTGGTGACGTTGAGCGCTGCGATGTCGTACAGCAGCTGGCCCAGTTCCTCGGCCTTGCCGACCAGCGTAAGATCGGCCTTGGCGAAGTCGGTGCGCTTGCGCACTTCGCTTTCCTCGGCGGCCTTGTTCAGCGCGACCTTGGAGGCGGAAAGCTCTGCCGCTGTGGCCTTGGCGAACTGGAAGCCGGCCTCGGTTCCGAAGTCCTTCTTGGTGAGCACGACGCCAGCATCGGAGCGGAACGCATCGCCCTTGGCGATCATCTTCTCCATGTCCTCGTCTTTGCCCTTGTCTTTCGCGTCTTCCTTGTCCTTCGCGTCCTGGAGCATTTTCTTTTTGTCTTCGGGGCTCATGGCGGCGAACTTCGGCTGCGCATCCTTGTCGAGCTTGTCGTAGAAGACTTTCTCTTCGCCCGACATCTTCGCGATCACGCCGTCCAGCTTTGCGGCTTCGGCATTCGCGGTGAGTTTCGTGATGATCTCGGCTTCTGTCGCCGTCTCGGGAAGGCCCAAGGATTTCGCGATGGCTTTCATGGTCGAATCATCTCCCTTTGAGAGTTCTATACCCCCGAGCGAATTCAAACGAAAGCCCGCCTCGCTGAGAGCCTGCGCGACGAGCGCATTCTCGACGCCTTCGGGCACGATCGTTTTCACGTGATCGGAGAACTGATTGAGGCTGTCAGTGATCGCGCTTCCCTTGTCGCTCACACTGTCATCGCCCTGGATAGACCAGATGGCAGAACCGAGGCTGCACACCGCCTCGTTCACTTCCTGCATAAGTCCCGAAACGGCCTCGCATTCTTCGGCTGAAGCCTGCGCCGTGTCGAAGTCGATGGCATCGCCAGAATACTTCGCAAGGCTCGCGTCTTTCGTGATGAAAAACTTCATCACCTCAACGCCGCTGTCGCGCTTCTCCCACGTGTCGGGCAGCATGTCTGTTGCGCCCAGAGCGCGCGCGCGGGTTTTGATGTGCGCTTTCGCTTTCGCCGGATTCTTTGCGCGGCCGATAGCACGGATGGCGTTCTCGAGGTCGCCCTTGTTGTCGATCGGAAAGCTGCCATCCGACATGGCGTGGCCGTTGGCAGCGCGTGCCTTGCGTTCGTCGGCGGTGAATTCGCGCTTGGTAACGCTGCTGGGATAGTTGCCGTCCTGCGTGCCGCGTTTGAACATCATAATGCGCGCGAGCTTGTTGGCGGGCAAGTCGACAGCGGACACTTCGTTGAGCTTCAGCTTGGTAAGCTGGCGCGCCACTGGTCTGCACCCCACGGGATAGCGATGCCGCTTATCTCATTCGCCCGTCGCGAATGCAATCCCTCACGCGCTGGGCGGCAAGCTGCATCGCGCTCGCGTGGAGGACATCGATGACGTCGTTGACATGGATAGCTGGACGCGCAGTCACGCGAACGTCGGACCATCGATCCTGCGGCGCGATCCGTTCGATGCTCGGCGCGCGGCCGCTCAGCTGGTCCATCCGCTGCTTAATGGCGGCGTAGTCGAACACGGCTGCGGTCATGTGCGCTTCTCCAGCCTGACGCCAGAGCCTCCGATGCTGAAGCCCGGGAACGTGCCGTCCTTCACCTTAGCAAACAACTCGGGCGTCACTTCGAAACCGACCCACGCCGGGACGATCTGATGCCCGTCCTTGTCCTTTAGCACGATGCCGAGAACCTGCTGTTTTGCCTTGGTGAACACCATACATTCGATGCACTCGCCCAAGTGCTTTCCGTAGTCGGCATGCATCTCGCCCACGTTGCGCGCGTTCTTCACGAAGTCGTAGAACGCCTCCTCCAGATCCGCCTCGCTGGTCCAGTCGTCCTGCACGTCGACGAAGGGCTTGCCATCCTTCTCGCACACCGACGCATAGCCAAAGATGCGGTTCTGATCCGGCTCGATCTTGCTGATCGGCACGCGCAATGTCATGCCCTTCAGCGCATTCGATCTGGGGCCAATGTTCTTCATGCGGACTTTGGCCGTCTCAGCGCCGTCGAGCCAAGCCGCAGCCAGGCGATGGTGACCGTCCGCGATGTAGTTTTTGCCGTTGTAGCGCACGACCGTGGGCAGATCAGCGACGCCGCCGCTGGCGCGGATAGAGTCGACCTTGGCTGGATCGATGCGGTTCTGCATGGCGTACAGTCCCGCCAGTGGGACTTCGGTTTCCTCGAGCGTGTCGGGATCCGTGAGCGCGCCGAAGAACCTTGGCACCTGATCGGGGCGAAGGTCGCCTAACGCATGCTGGTCGTACTGGAACGGCGTCTTCGCCGTGTTTGCATCGTGCGGCTGCAGATCCGCCTTGCGGATAGACCCTTCGTCGACGTTGCTGGCGATCCATTCGGCGGCTGCCTCACTAAGCCCGGCCACGTCGATCATCTTCGCCATCACGGCGGGCTTGTACTTGCGCTTCGGCCGTTTTGTGCCACCGGCGCCACCGGCGCTCGACACGTGCACATCGCCAACGCCGGGATCGTCCTTGCTGACGGGATCGACTTCGTCGCCATCCAGGGTGACACGCAAGATGCGATCGGCACCATCGCCGTCGATGCCCGTGCGGGGATAGTTGCGCTTGTCGCCACCCTCTTCGCGGTCGGCCTCGAGCGAGAAGCTGTGGCCGACATCAGCGCGGCGCTTCACCTCGCGCATGAACTGCGCCAGAGGTTTTACGTGGTCGCCATCGTTCATCTCGATGGCCAGCACATGATCGGCCTTGGTCCCGTTCTTCGACTTAGCCAGCGCCGTCCTGAAATCCATAGTCGTTGCTCCGTTTGGCTGCTAAGCCGGAACGCATGCCGCGAATCGCACCCGCATCTGAGGAAGACCGCGCGTTCCTCGAATTGTTTCTAGGCATACACCGAAAGCTGGAAGCACTGAAGCCAGTGTTTTCGAAGACCGCGCACCTGACCGCCATTCGCGCACTCCAAGCCACCGCCACCATGCTGGCGGCGGGCGCGACTAGAAGGCCAGCAAGTACGTCGAGCAGCGGCATTGCGGATGAACTGGCGGTGCATCGACAGGCCCGACTGGGGTCACGAACGAGCCGCCCAAGGGCACGCCGTCAGGGTTCATCAACGGAATAGCCGCGCAGATGATGCAGAGCCTGTCGTCTGGCGTGACGAGCCAGCCTTGGCGAACGCTGGTGCGGCTGAGAAGACCGTCGTCTGCCGCCTGATTCCAGGCCATCTGCTTGCCGGCCTCGGCGGCGCGTATCGTCTCTGTGCGCGCGATGTTCTCAGCACGTGCGCTCAGCATGCGCTCGCCGTAGCGCTGGACCATCGTGTCGATCTGATCAGGGCTGAGCGTATCCACCGCGTCTTCGCCGAGTGTGCGTTGCAGCGTCAGGTCGAACCGCCTGTCGCGCAATTCGCGGTCGAGCGCTCCTCGGTCGCCTGATTCCAGCAACGCCCGGAAGTTATCGACTGCGGCCGCCTGGTTCTCTGTGAGCCCAATGCTCTGGCGAATCAGCCGGGCTTGTTCGCGCGGATGGCCACCGAATTCGAGAGCGTTGGCCACGACCCCACGAATCGCCTCCCGGCTGTCGTCGGTGATCTGCTGGATTAGGCCCAGATCGTACTGCCGGATGAAGCGCACTACGTTCGGATTGGCGATATCGAAGCGCATCGCGAGTTCGCCTTCGACAGGAATGGTTTCGGCTGGCGCCTGGCGTCCGGCTGCGATCATCGTGTCCTCGAGCGCGGGCACGATCTGGGTGCGCACGGCGTCGGCGATCTGTGTATCAAGATCAAGCACTTCCATCACGGCGTCGACGTCGCCGGTGGCCAGCGCGTCCGCGATCTGCGCTTCCTTTGACGTGCCGCGTATCTTTTCGATGGCTCGGATGAATGCTTCGCGAATGGGCTCGGCAGCGCTATCCGCGAGATCGTGCAGCCATTTGTACTGCGTCTCAGGGTCCTCGCCAGCGGCCTTCTGCAGCGGCGTGCGCCAGGCCTTGGCGATCGGACGGATCTGCAGATCGTTGAACGTCCGGCGCCGCTTGATGCAGCCATCCATCACCGCGGGATTCTCCAGGCGCGCTTCCAGAGCGGCACGCGGCGCTTGCCCATCGTCTGCAAGCTGCCGGCCCGAAGCGGCGTGTCGCTGGCCGTGCCGTCGTCGCCTTGACCCTGCGCTTGGTTAGGCGAACTCGAGGTCGTGCCCGAGGCGTCGTCGTCGCTGCCCTCGCCACCCTCGCCGCCCGTCGCCAAGTCGTCCTTCGTTTCGCCGAGGATCGGCGGCAACCCGATCTCATCGCGCACGCTGGCTTCGGTGTCGGCGCTCGGCGTCAGCATGCCGACCGAGGTGACGGCGTTGATCGCCTGCGCGAAGGCGAGAATATCCTTCTCTGTGATCTCGCCGTGCCGCATCTGACACTTGCCTTCCATCTGGTTGAGCGTCAGCAGATCGGGGATGGCTTTGCGATTGAACATGTTCGAAATCATGTCGAGGATCGAGATCACCGCGACCTTGTAGAGGTCCATCTTATTCTTGCTCTGCATGGACGAGCCGCGTCCACTGGCGGCGCTCGTGCCGGTGCCCAGCGTGATGAAGTCGGCAAGCCAGGTGACCGTGATGCGGTGATCGTAACGGTCGACCACCTGGCTGGTGTCGATCTGCCGGCGACCGCCAGTCGTGAGCAGCGACAGCTTGTAGATTTCATTCTTGGCGTCGTCGTAGGCGAGCGGGAAGACGATGCCTTCCTGATCGCCGCGCATGGTGTCGCGCACGACCGATTTGAAGAACTCAAGCTGCGCTTTGTCGCTGTCGCTGGCGTCCTTCATGAGCAATCGCGCAGGCACTTGCGCCATGGGCATGCCGCAAAGGTCGCGCTCGATGCCGATGGCTTCGATCTGTTCGATGTTCTTTTTGCGATAGTACGGCACGTAAGCGTTGCGCAGCATCGACACGCCTTCGGGATTGTTCTTCAAAAGGCGTGTCTTGAAATGCAGGCTCTTGGCCAGCGGCACGCGTAGAAGTGGCCCACCTGTTGGCAGCAGCTGGATCAGCGCTGTCGGATCGCCGCTTTCATCGAACTCCCAGTGCAGCAGAGTCTCTTGCGCGCGGCTTGCGAACTTGCGCCAGCCAATCATGCCGTCGTCGTATTTGGAATTCGTGACCGGGTCGCTGGTGTTGCCTTGGCGCCGCTTATAGACGATCTCGTGCACGCTCCAACCGTACTGCATGAACGTGAGAATCTCGGTCATGAGTTCGGGCCACGACTGCTCCAGATCAGCAATGCACGACTCGATAAATTGGCTGGCTTCGATGTCTTCTTGCGCCTCCGATGCCGGTTCAATCGTGAAGTCGACGCCAAGCAGCAGGCGCTCCGTGCCGAAGAACATGCCGCCGATGACGGGGTCGTTGTCCCGCATCTCGCGGTACATGCGCACGCCGCGCCAGCCGATGAGGTCGCGCAGAAACTCTTCACGCACGTAGCCCGAGAAGGCGCGAAGGCCAGTGGCACCAAGCTGGATGAAAGGCCTGTCGAGGGCTTCGTTCTTCTTGGCCACGTCGCTACCCCTGAATCAACCGATCTGGTGAGGATTAACACGTTTCATGCTGATGCCACTAAAGTCCAGTTCCAGAATCTCGGACTCGGCCAATTCCGAGAAAGCGCCAGCGGCGGCGTCGACCTGGTCGTCATGGCCGAGCGGGAAGTTGCACAGTTCTTCGATGAACGCCTCGTTCCAAGAGCCAGCGACGAGAAAGACGTTGCCGGCCTCGCATTGGGCAGCGAAGGGCTCGGCGCGCGTGTCCTTCTGGCCTGTCTCACGCTCGGAGCGGGCGTCGAAGCCAGCCAGCATCGCGATCATGTTCTGCGCCTGGTCCTTGCCTGCTTGGCCCGGATCCTGCGGCAGCTTGATGCGCACGTCTTTGCCGTCTGCAACGGCTGTGGCCTTGATGTTCGTGCGCACGGCATTGGCGCTGTCGCGAAACCGCGTGACATCCTCAACGTAGAAGCGCCGCTCGATAACTGCCATCTTCACGCCGACCGTCCAGTCGGGATCAGTGCCAGCCTTCGGTAACGACGCCGCCAAGTCCCAGCGACGCACGCGCCGGGCATATGGATTGTTCTCTGGCGCGCGTTTCACGATCTTGAACCAGTGGCGCTTGAACATGCCGCCTTCGCGTGGCGCTGGGCGCTGCTGGTACTGACCGGCATAGGCGTAACTCGTCAGCGTTTTCTTGGTGGCCTCAAGCACGGCGCGCGGCACCATCTCTGCGAACAGAAGATCGCCGTCCTTGGTGCGCGGGTCGCGAAAGCCGATCGATGTCGAGCAACGCCGATCGCTTTCGAACTCCATGGGCAGGATCAGCTTCTCATAAGGCAGCCCAAGCTCATCGATGATGCCGCACAGATCGCCTTTGTGCAGCCGGTGCATGATCACGATGATGGCGTCGGTGCGCGGATCATTGAGGCGGCTGGGAACCGACTCGCGGAAGATGCGCGCCGCCCTGGCACGGTCGGCATCGGACTCGGCGGTCTCTGTCGAATGCGGATCGTCGATGATCACGCGGTTTCCGCGCCCGCCAGTCAGCGATCCAAACGGCTTTGCTTCGCGCCCGCCGCGCTCGGTGTTTTCGAACGACGTCTCGCCCACGCGCACCAGCTGGACGGGCCAGCGCGCCTGATACCATTCCGACAGCACGAGATCGCGCATTTTGCGGGCGTCGCGCTTGGCATAATCCTCGTTGTAGCTCGTGGTGAGATAGCGCAAGCCCGCGCGGCCCAGCGGTCCCCATTCCCACGCTTCCCACATCACGCTGGCGATCAGAGACTTCATGCAGCCGGGCGGCTCGTTGATCTGCAGCCGGGTGATATGCCCGGCGCTGACGGCTTCGAGATGCTGGCAGACGGCGTCGATGTGCCAACCGTCGACGAACTTGGTCACGGGCTCCAGGATGTGCCACGCGCGGCGCACGAACTCATGCAGCCGGCCGCAGGCGGCGCGGTCCTCTGCGATGCGATCCGATTCTGGACCTGTGCTCAGGATCTGCAGTTCCTCGCGCGCAGCTGCGGCCGCGACCTCAGCTTCGACACGCGCGATTTCCCTGTCCAAGAGGCTGTTCCAGTTTCGCCTATTGGTCGGATTCGCCAGCATCGCCCGCAGCGCGGGCGGCGCGGAGAGCGTCGAGGTTGCCGCCGAACGATTTGATGATGGCTTCGATGTCTGCGACTTCAAGCGTGGTCCTGTCCTTCCATCCCATCTTCGCCTTGCTGAACCAGATGCCGGCGACTGTGCTCGGCTCCTTGATCCAGCCGATCTGCGTCTTGCCGTCCGCACTCATCTGCGGGATCCCGACTGCCTGGTCATAGAGACTCTTGCCGACATTGAAATGCGTCTTCGCGATGCCGGTGTCCAGTTCCTCGCGGAAGTGCTTGCGCAGCGTGTGGGCGTCGATCGGCATGCCAGTGCGCTCGTTGATGATCAGCTTGGCCAGCAGCACTTGCTTCAGCCCGAAGCCAGCGGCGGCGGTGACGATTCGGCGCTGCTCTGGCGTGGGCTTGAAGGGCGACATTCCGCGCTTGCGCTTTGGCTTCTGGCTTGGCTTGCGCTTTTTGCGCCTCTTGGGCTTCGACCTAGGCAGCGGCGCTGGTGCGACAGGCTTGGCTGGCTCTGGCGCTGGCGGGGCTGGAGTGGGCTCTTTTGGCGGCGTTTTGGCCATGGCGGAGCTTTACTACCAGAAAAGCTAAGACCCGCCTAGACTTAGCCGCCCACTTGCGCTTTTCTACAAGAAAACTATATCTTGCGCACGATTTGAGAGGACCAACGCATGGACATTCTGCAAAAGCTTCGGCACACGCGGCCTTGGACGGGCGAGTCCGTCTGGGAGACGATGCGTGCGGCCGCCGACGAGATCGAACAGCTGCGCGCCGAGCGCGCGAAGATGCTCACGCAGTTGCAGACTGCTCTGAGCCTGCTGGGTGGCGAACCGGATGACCATGCCGAGGTCGACGAGTATATCGAACAGGCCAAGTTCATCGAGGAGGCTGGCGACACACTCAAGCGCCATGGCGTGCAATGAGCGATGGAGCAAAATGGAATTTGGCTGCGGCGCTGTTGATTATCATTCTAATGATCACGGTCTACAATCTCGCAAAACCAGTGAGCTACGAGGACCTCGCCAAAATCTATGCAGCCAGATGCGTGTCCAATAAGGCAGACGGCAACTGGGTCGGATCGATGGGCATCAGCCTAGAGAAGTTTTGCAAAGGCGCTGGCGATCTGCAGGCATTGCAGGAAGAGCGCCGAGATCATCCAGAGGACTTTTAGCCATGGCGACGCAGATCATCTAATACCTGCACTTGCAGAATGCGGATCCGACAGTGTTGCGCCTAGTATTTAGGCTCGTGCTGCTCTACTGCCTAGTCGGCTTGCCGCTGGCA